CATTGTAATTTTTGTAAAGACCCTCACAAAGTATTTTCACAACATAGGTTTTGGAACCGATGGCAACGGAATATTGCGTTGTTGATGTTGTAAAATTGCCAGGATATTCATCGTTGATGGCCGATGGCGATATGTTGATCAACTGCATTGTATTAGCCGCCGTTGGTGTGATTACCTTTGTTCTGGTTGATGTGCCACCTGTTACAACAACATTGAACGCCGATGATAATTCGGCAAAGTATGGGATGAAATAGTTTCCGGTTGTAAATGTTAAATTGATGTTTGCTGGTCGATCAGATAAAACATCATCATCATAGTTGGACAATGATTCAAAACCAGGGTATCTACCATTGTAGTAATTAAAATAAACCCTGGACGAATCGGTGATCAATACAGCTGACGTTGTTGTTCCGTACTCCTCACGTATTTTTACCACACATGAAACTCGCCATTCCCCTTCACCCATTTCATCAGCAACCATTGCACCGCCAACGGATGCATTAAATGATTGCACACAATATTCTCGGATCACGGAACCCAGATCAATGATACCTCGGTTAGTTGTTGGATGTGGAAAATACTTTCCTTTAAAAACTTGTGTTCCGTTTATTTCAAGTTCAGCAACATACTTATAGTTTGGATAAGTAGTAGGATTTGCAGCATGAGCATCATATACTACATATACAAGTGGATCATTGACGCTTGAGTATTGCGTCGGTGTACTTTCAAATGTCATACTACTAAATTATTTATGATGTCAATTTTTATTGCTTCACCTAATTCTTTTGCCATATATTCTTCAAATCCTTTTGTGCCATCAGTCCAAAATCGAGTTGGCTTAATACCTTTTCTTTTAATGAAATAAGCAGCTCTTACCGCAGCTTGAGTTGTTGCGTCTTTCATTTGCATACCTCTTTTTTCCCTATCTGTCACTGAAACTTTTACATTTCTTGCAGATGCTCCTTCTCTTTGAATCCACTCTTTTAGACTTTTTACCATTTTGCTTTCTTGGTAATCGCCTGTTTTACTAGATCTTTTCCCTGGTTTTTTAAAATTAAATCTTGATCCCCTATCGATTGCCCAACCATTTACACCCTCATCTTGATAAGATGCATATGCAGGTGCATTAATACCTATCGTATAAGTTCCGTTGTTATATTCAACATCAGTTGGAGTAATTAGTTCTTGCATATTGCCAGAACTTTTTACATCCTTTTTTTCTATTTCATTAGTTATTGCATCAACATAAGCGGCACCAAGTTGTATTACTGTATTCTCAACATCAGTTAATTTTACTTTTTCAACTTGATTCTTGCTATATGTAGCAAGTTCTATATCGCTACCCTCAAGTAATTCATGCACCAACTTTTTGTATGACATTACTCGTTAATTTTTCTTTGATAAGATTGTTCTGATTTCAAGTAAGACAGATCATTCAAAGCTTGAATAACTGGAAGTTCAAATGCTTTCTCCAATGTTATGCCTTCATGTTCAGCGACTTTTTTAGCACTGAAGATCCACCCATATTGCTCTATGAATGGATGTGGTTTTTCTACTTTTGCATCTTCATTTTCCTTTTCAAGTTCGTCCGTTTCAAATAAGCCTTTGTACGAAACAAGAAGCTCAGCAAACGAAAGCAAGAAAGACGTAATATCCTCAAGAACATGTTCTACTTTTTTATTCCTTAATAATTCAGCTTTTAATCCATGATCACGTTTGTCTTTCCATATAGATGCACCAACCAGATGCATACTATCTATTTCACCCATCTTCAAGAAGTGTTGCACTTCTATGAATTGACCAAGCGTTATTTTATTTGCGTCTCTTTCTAGCTTTATTGTGCTATACCATGGTTTCTTACCTATTCTAATAAATGTCTTTTCAACTTTTTTAGAATACTTTAAAAACTTTTTAGCTCCAATATTATCTAGTTCTTCTGCTGAGTAATTGTATAGATCACAGATTATCAATGCAATCTGTGTCACCTCGTCATTTTGATCAGACCATAATGCTGCTAATCTTTGATACTGCGATAAAGTCATACTATAATATGTGGCGTTTTTTATTGATTTGTTTCTGTATAAAAAAAATCCCCGACGTAGAAACATCAGGGCAACTAACTAAAACAACTGAGTAAAGTTAATCAATAGAAATCATCTGCAAAAGAATATTCTCCATTGTTCTCATATTGGCTTAGCTTATTCAAGCCAATATATCTAACTGCATCAATAGCATGGTTCATTATATCTTCCGGTGCATTTAATGCTTTACCATCTTTATCCTTTGCCCATCTATATTGTCTTAACTCTTTGATCAAGTTTAAAGATGATTTAGTAACCATCAAATCATATTGCTGTAATCTATCTATTGAAGCCTTTACACTATCCGGACCTTTCTTTGCCGCTTCCACATAAAACCCGGCATTTGCTAAATCTTGTATGCTTTTCGGTTCCGCACTGTCCGCTACTATACATTGAGTTTGTGAAATACCATACTGTTTAAGACGCGATACGATCTCACTGTTAGTCAATTTTGTTTGGTAAAGCATTTCACTTAGATATATCTTTCCGTCGTGCCTATGGGCTTCTATTAAGGCCGTAGGATCGTTTGTGAATCCCCAGTCTATTCCGTACGATATAAACTCAGCTTCTTCAGGTATTTTATCACACAATTGCCAGTTGTTAAATACTACACCATCTAGCGCACCTATTTCTCCTAGGCCATATACCTTATACCAGTTTTGCCAAAAAGCCGATCCTTTATCCGCTTTCTCTTTTGCTTTTAGGATAAAGTTTAGTGCTGATTCCGGGCAGGCCTCATTATCAGTATAGTTTATGATCAAGAAATCTACATCATCATCGTTTAGCAATTCATCATGGAACCAGAATGGATTAGTAGGGTTCCAGTCCATGTAAACTCCTTGCTTAGTTCTAGAAGCCAATTCAGTATATGAATGAAAACTCATGTTGTTTGCTTCATTCATATAAAGCCAATCTCTTCTTGCTCCTCTCAACTTAGCATCGTTGTCAGCAGAAAAAAATTCAATCTGTGATCCATTGGCAAACTGATACTTAAAGTCAGTGGCGTTCCATCTTTCGTCAAACCATCTTCCTGTTTCTGCCATGATCTTCCTGAAATCTTTCATGGCACCACGTTTAAGATGTGGTATTGACTCAGCAACTACTGATATTTCAGATAATGGTTGTTTTGCAGCTATGTTTATGAGTATTGGAAGTATTGCATAAGTCTTTCCTGCTGATGATCCACCCTGAACACCTCTACAAAAGCGTTTAAGTTTTAAGATCTTGTTGATCGCTGTTGTTCTGATGAATGCCATTTAAATCATGTATTGAATAATGAGATACCAAAAAGATACAGTAACAGTCAACCATATAAACAAACCTAAAATCCTGTATTTATTTATTTTCATAAAATCAGTTTTCAGGAAATAGTGGTTGTTCAACCTTTATATCTGTTTGAGTCTTCTCAACCAACCCGTTCAACCTTTGTGTAATCGACGGATTATACATTCCTGCCATACCACCTTCAATCTGATCTTGCCTGATTGCTTCCTTTATGCGTGAACAGATAGTAATATAGTCGTTGTATCTTCCATCTTTATTTAGAAAATAATCTCTAACAGTGCTGATCTTATCCCAACAAAACATATTGAAACCCTCCATTGTTAAAGGTTTTTCTTTTTTCCTTTCTACTTGAGCGCCCATACCACCTACCCAATCAGTAACTACAAAAGGTTTGCTTTTGATATCCTTTTTGTATGCTTCAAATAATTTCCATAATTCTTCCGGTGTCTCTATGTACTTTCCTAATCCTTTAGTTGTTCCCATTGTTTAATCTATTTACGTTTTCAAATACAAATCTAACTAATTCATTTACGCAGTCTTGGCATCCTTTAACTACAAATGTCCTGTGTGGACTAATTAGTTTGGCGTACCAAATGAAGTCTTCAATTTCTTTTTCTGAAGGGTGGGCATCAATCCCTATTTTTACCCTTTCATACAAATACTCTAAGTGTGTCATATTGATTGTATTTTTTGTTTTACTTTTTTCCAAAATATCGGATCAGGAACTTTTTTTGCGTTGATGATTTCATCTACTGCAATTATAGCGCATTTTCTTGCTACTTCTTTTGTTCTTTCTACTGATCCTTGCCATTCAGTTATTGATAGCATTGCTAAGCATAGTTGATCTGCTTTTTCTGTTGGCGTCATAAGTCTATGTGTTTTTTAATATTTTTTCTAGCTTTGTTTACTGTGTGGTATATTGTGATGTGTGGAATCCCAGTTACTTCTGCTACTTTCCTATAAGTTCCTAGCTCAGCATACAGCTCTAATATTTTTGCATCATACCAATATATCTTTTCAAGAGGTATAACAATAATTTCAGTTGGTTGTTCATCAGCAATATCAGGAAGTGTTTCTACAATCATTTCCTTTGATAGTGATTTTCTATAAGTTCCTCTTTCCCATCTTACCATGTTGTATAGCATCTTAGCTATGTATGCCATCAATTTATTTTTAACGTACAACTCAATTATTATTTTTTCATCCTTCATTAATAATTCAGTGAACGTATATTGTAGTATGTCTTGTTGAATGTGAACTGGACGGATCTTAGCTAAGCACTCTTTCAAGTCTTTTGATTTATAAATCTCTTCTAGTATTTCTTTGCTGTTCACGTTCAAATTTAATCTTTTTTTACGTGCGTGTTCGCGTCAGCGAATGACACGCACTGTATATATTTTATTTATAGTTATAACACAAGTGTAGCACTGCTATAACACCGTTATAACACTGTTATTAATTAATTGATATTCATTATTTTATTCATTATAAAAATTATTAATATGGGCTATTTTTTCAATTTCTGTTTTGTTACACTTTTGTTATGCCTTTGTTATAACACTGTTATGCGTTTGTTATAGCAGTGTTATAACACAGCTATTCAATGAACTCATATTGTCTTGTAAATGTATTATAATTATAGGTTACAAAACCGATTTTTCCAAGCCAAGAATATCTTACTTTTTGTATGTACACTGTCACATTGTTTGTTTGAAAGTCTCTATAAACCGTGATGCCATTATCCGTTTTATTAAAGAAGTGGGCTGATCCTGATATTGAATATAGTGTTGGTACTTCATATTTTCCTGTTGTTTTATCCTTCTGCAATTTTGTTGGGTGAGCAATTATTATAATATGTATGCCTAGTTTCAAAGCTGTTTTCTTTATTTTAGTAAGGCATTCACTCACATACTGTGTTTCAGAATATCCATTTGGTATATTGTGTTCAATATAATTCCATGGATCTATCAGTAAACCTTTGATTCCTTTTCTTAAAACTAGTTCCGCTGTTTTATTTAATATGCCATCAATTGATATATCTGTTTCATTTGTATTTATAAAATTGAAATTGTTCTTTAAATGATCAACAATCATCTCTAATTCAAATTCTGATACTCTGTTAGCCGGATCGATTCGGTGGTCAAATGCGCGCCCGGATAGCTTCTCAATCAGTTTTGTGGCATGGAATACAGGCGGGGTATTTTCAAAAGAACATATCGCCCATTTCCATCCATGATTTATTGAAGTTCTAGATATTATATAATCTGTAAATTCACTCTTACCTGAACCGGGGATACCTGTGACAACGGTCATTTGTCCATCCATTAATCTGATGTGATCATCAAAACCTTGGATTCCTACTTGAACGCCTTTAGGATAACCATTCTTATAGTATTCCCATATATCAACTTCTATTTCATCATTTGATACGATGCCTTCGATAGGGAATTGCTTAGCATAGAATACTAGTTTTTTTACTTCATCCTTTCCATGTTTATTCAGAACATCATTTGCATCTTTACAATCATTTGGAAATTCAACTTCATAGCATCTTTCTTTTCCAAGTCTTCTAGATAATTCTTCTTTTAGTTTCTTACCTACTTCATCATTGTCTGTTGCTATTATGATTTTCTTTTTGTCTATGAAATACTCATAACAGTTGTCGAGGTATTTCAATGCCATCTTTCCATTTGGTGTTGTTCCATTTGGTACAGATATACAATTATAAATACCACATTCATACATGGTTAGGCAATCGATCTCACCTTCTACTATAACTACTTCATCGGTTCCTTTAATTGAATCTATATTATAAAATATCAGTTCAGCGTCTTTTGCTAGTTTAAAGTCTTTGCCTGGTCCTCTGAACTTTATATTTACTAACTCATCATCTTTAAAATAATTAAAGCATACAACGGGTACCTCAGCTTTTGATTTAGGCATCCATTCAGTTGCTTGAGTTATTTTAAATCTTAGCAGAGTATTGTTTGATATTAATCTATTCTCAAACCAATCAATGTATCGTGGATTGATTTTCTCAAGTCTTTTAACTGGCTTGACATATTCTTTTGTATAAGTATCTAATTCAAAATTGTAATGCCTAGCAACTATTTCAACGGATTCAGTAAAAGTGCAATTTTCTATTTCAGATACAAATGAAAATATATCACCTGATTTACCACAACCAAAGCATTTGTAAAAGTTATTTGATGTGGGTATTTTAAATGAAGGCGTTTTTTCATTATGAAAAGGACAGCAAGCAACATAATCAGATCCCGATCTTTTTGTTTTAACGTACTTATCTACTATGTCTGTTAGCTTACATATCTCTTTTAATTTTATAATTGATTCATGGCTAATCATAAAATCATTTTATTTTGTTTGTTAGTTTTATCCCATCTCTTTCTCATCCCTTCTTTTCCTGACATAGACTTTTTTTCTTTAAGCAATTTGTATTGCTCCATACTTCTTACAAGTCTTTCGGAATAAAAAAGATCGTCTTCGGTTAAAAACAAATCAAAATCATTGATAATTGATTTTATAATCTTCTGATCAATATTAAATGAGTAAGCAATATCGTCAATGCAATTTATTGATAGTTTATATTCAGGCGCTTCCCTAAGCATTTCAATCAAGCACCAATATAAACCATAGCCTTCAAATCCAAGATTTCTTCTAAGCTTTAATATCTTAACATCATTTCTAGCATTGCTATCGTGTGAAAAATAAAATGATTCCTTCATTGTAAAAAAAAGAATGGCCCCAAAAACACACGATCAAGGTAGCATCTCAATCGGGTTAATGAGGCCAAGAAGTTAATACGCTTATGCTACAAGCGTTATGCCGCTAAATTACAAGTTATCGTACAGATTAAAAAATTCATCTGGATCTTTAATAAATTCGTAAATGCCTCCAGCTTTTCTTTCTCTAATCTGTTCTTTTAATTGATCCTCTCTAGGTTTATCTGATCCAACTTTTATTTCAATCATAACAGATCTGCCTTTTATTGTAGCTGAAATATCTGCTGTACCTTTTCTAGTAGATGATGGTATCCATTTTTTTACTCCTATCTTTGCACCTGATGGTTGTTTTTCAATGCCATCAATTAATCTACCTGATACATTTACTCTTGTTGCTCTATGTCCAGACCAAGATAAAAAATTACAAATGAAAGTAGTAAGCCCATTTGCAGTATCTACTTTTGGTAGCTTAGGATCTAGATAATATCCATCCTTATATGCATTTGGATATGATTCTTTAAACCAGATTTCATGAGCTTTGCAGTATCTATCTTTTATTGTACTATGTGATTTGTTCAACGTGGACATTTGATTGTTTTAGAAGTTCTATGCCTGAAGTATCTTTGTATTGTTGAATATAGTATACTTCTTTTATACCAGATTGTAGGATCAGTTTTGCGCAATTATGACAAGGAGAAAGGGTTAAATACATTTGTGAATTGTTGGAACTGTATATGCTTTTAGCACATTTTGTAATTGCATTAGATTCCGCATGCAAAACTTCTTTCTTTGTTTTGCCATCAATTTCACAAATATTATCAAAACCAGGAGGCATGCCGTTATAGCCAAATGATATTATATTATCATCTTTAACTATAACGGCGCCTACCTTATATTTTTCACAATAAGAAGCTTTACTGACTTCTTTTGCTATTGATAAATAAAATTTAATCCTTGACAAATGTTCCATTGATCATTGATCCTTTTCGTTTTGCAATTACTTCATAAGCAGAGTTAATGCAGTCTTCTATCTTGTATCCAGTTAACTCGCTTAAATTAGTCAATACTACTACACAATCGCCAATGGCATCAACAATTTCTACATCATCATTTTTTAAAATAGCTTTTGCTAGTTCACCTACTTCTTCTTGAAGTTTAAGGAATTGAGTCTTAGGATCTCCTTTTTCGTATATACCTCTTTCAGAAGCCCAGTCTCTTATTGATTGAAATTCATTTGTTAGATTCATACATTCATATTTGCTTTAATAAATTTTATATACTTGTAGTCTTCTAGAATAACGTTGTTATAATGGAAGTTGTCTATAGTATCATTCAATTTTAATTTTGGATACTCATGACATTCTAGATCAATACATTCTTTAGCTTGATCAAAGTGATTCATATATAAATGCAAATTAGAAACGTAATAAGAAAGCTTTGCATTTTTTATATTTAATTCATTTTGTATAAGCCTTGCTAGTATTGAATAAGAAGCAATATCAAAAGGCAAACCAAGAAAAGCATCGGCACTTCTTTGATATACAGATAAATACAAAGTATTTTTTACTACATTTAATTGAAACAAAATATGACAAGGTGGAAGACATCCTTCATTTAATTCGCTAGGATTCCATGCCGTAACAATAGCACGCCTTGTTGTTTTATCACTTTTAATTAAATTAATACTATCACGTAATTGATCAATTTTTTTATTCCAATCACGCCACTGTATACCATAAACGCGACCAATACCATCCATGTTAGCAGCTTTGATATTGTCATCCCATATAATCAACCCATGCTTATTAATATCTTCTTTTTTTTCAAGCTTATTAATAAAGCAATAAAGTTCTTTTGCTACCTGTGATAATACCAATTTCTTACTAGTAGTAGCCGGGAATCGATCTAGATCAAATGTTTTATGCCATCCAATCAAGACCTTAGCATCCCCGGCTCTTGTAGTAATTATTGGTTTATTAATCAACTTTTTTAGAGTCTGCTGCAACCAATCCTTTTTTAACATAGTAGTAATAGTTAATTGAGTTCTGAGTAGTCTTCACATTTTTTTCTGTAAGGAGAGCGAAGATTTCCTTAGGTTTCAAATTAGCGTTTTCTTTTAGCTCTTTTACTTGGCTTTTTACTGTCTGTTTTTTGTTGTCCATTTTGTTTATTTTTAAAGTTATACAATGCTGCAATATAAGAAATCATATCTAAATACGTATCCTCTTTATGATTGTATGACATCCTACTAAGTTTCAATGCAATTAAAACTTTATAGACATCCTCTGTAGTAATCTCTTTGCTACATAATTCAGATGCAATATTAGCCACCTTTTTTAATGACTCATCAAATGGGCCATATTCTCTTTCTTTTTCTTCTGATCTAAGATTTACTATTTCGTGAGCTCTTTGTAGTATGTGCATGTTTTAGTTTTTTAAAAGGGGGATTTTTAGTCCCCCATTTTTTTTAGAAAGGAAGATCGTCAAAATCAACTTTAGGTTGTTCTTGCACTTGCTTTTGAATGTATCTAACATTCCCAAGTATTGCGCCTTTTATTCCTTGTTCTCTTTCTTCTTTTGTGCTACCTTGTACAATCATTCCGATGTTACCATATTGATCTGGATCATCTCTCATGATAATAACGGCATCTAGATAGGTGCCTTTTTCACCTTGATAAAGTTTTTTCTTGTCAATCTTCATGACGTCGAGTTTTACTGAAATGTTTGTTGCCATAATTGTTTTGGTTAATTTTACCCGTTAACCAGCGGTTTAAATTTTACTTAAATGAATTTTAAATGTTGATGTTGAAGATTTAATAGGTAGATCACCTCTATGATATTTTTTTTCTACATCTTCAATTTCTTTTTGTTGTAGTCTTAAAGCAATTATCTGTTCTTCAAGTTCAGACCAACCGGGTAGATTAGAATAATCATACTTTACTGAATCCATAAGTGATACAGTAGCACCATGGATCTCAGCTTTGTTTTTAGGATATTTATATAGCTCATTTAAAACATCTGATTGTATTTTTTCCTTAACCATTTTGGTTAAATGCTCTAGACTATTCATGATAATTGCAACATGAATACTATTATAAAATCCTTCATTAACTAGATCAGATATATGATCTACCATTTTTGATATTTCTTCCTTAGATAATGGCCTTTCTATTATATTTACTTCTCTGATATTCATAGATCAACTATTTTATTGAAACTAGATGCTTTTATTTTACTGAAATCAATGATGTCTTGTGAGGCTCTAATGCTTACGGGCAAAGACTTCCATACTTCTGTCAATTGTTCTTTTGAAGTACATTCGTCAAGCTGAGCAATATAGTCTACTTCTTTTTTCTTTTCAGGCATTACTCCTTTGTCACACCATTCTTTAATCATAAAGCCCGTATTTTCTGAAATCATAAACGGTTCTTTACCTTCAAATATTTCAGTACGATCTTTTGAAGCCACGGCTAAATGTGTATCTCTGTCTATATTAAGTGATACAGTTAATTCATATTCCCATCCGTCTCTTTGTATATCTTTCATGCCTAACTTCTTAACTCTCTTATCGTCGCCCATAACAGTCTCCATTTTGGATCTTGTGCATGTTATAACGTGAGCATCGCATTGCAAAACTTTCTGAACAAAAGCATCATGCCTAGGAGTGGTTTCATGCCATGCCGACCATGTGTTTCCACGGTATCTTGCATGAGCAAGCTTCTCATTTATTTCTAAACATCCGCCCGGTCCGGACCATTCATGAGAAGATGAGTCTATAATAATTGCTTCAATTCCAGCGGATACGCATGCATCAATTGCTTGCATATATCTTTCAGGTGAAAATGGCGGCGTAAGATCAATAACATTAAAATCTCCTAAATGTTCATAGAGAGAAGCGGAACCATTTTCAGTGTCTATTACTGCAATCTTGTCCCATGATCTTACTAATCCTTTTGCTAATAATAAGGCGCCATACGTTTTGCCCGCGCCAGATGGGGCTGATAGGTTTAATCTTAATTTGACTTTTTTTCTAGTTGCTTTCTTTAGTTGTAAATTGTCCATTGTTTATAGTTTAGGAATTATTAATTCTTTTACTGCGTTTGTAAGTGATCCGAATTTCTTGACAATTTCATTCTTGTGTTTGTCTTTAATATAGGCAGACACCATTTTTACTTTCTCATTGTCAGGTAGTTTTTTCCTACCAGCTTTTTGTTTTTCCATTAATTTGTTTTTTGATTTATGCAAACGTACAGAATATATTTTATAAAAAAAAATAAATTTATTTTAAAAAATATTTTTTTATTACACCTATGTATTGTAACTTAGTTTTATTATTAATAACTAAAACAAATAAAATGAAAACAATTAAAAAGCTAGACAACGTTTTTAAGATTGATGCATCCAGTAAAACTTATATTAAAGCCACGGTATCTAATAAGGATCTAGGCATAAAAGTAAGGTGTTTTTACCCGGTCGGAATACATCATGACTCTATTATAGAGCACCTAGAAAAGGCTGTAATGAATATAGCAAATCTAGGAAGATAGCTTAAAAGGCCTAGAAATGGGCCTTTTTTTATATATTTAAAATATATTTTAAAAAATATTTTTTTATTTAGAAATAAAAACACTATCTTTGATTTATCAAAATAACAATTAAAACAAACCAAATCATGGGCAAAATTGGAGAAAACCTTAAACCAGCATTTAAGATCTACAAAATGGGAACTACTACAGAACCAATAACTATTCTTATAGAAGAATGGAGATTCACGCCTGAATATATAAAATTTAAAATTCAAAAATTTAATTGGTTAGGTTATAGCATTGAAATGATATAATTATTAAAATACAAAACAACTAAAAAAATGAAAAAGAAACCAATGTTTATTGCTATTGCAACTTTTGATTCTGACTTTTGGAATTTAAAAAAAGATAGAGAAGCTAAAATATATAAAGTTAAATTCTATAATGGCGAGCACCATTATTATGGAAAGTGGAATGACACCGATATAGATTTTATTTTACCTTCTATATTTTTCGACGAAAAAAATTAATTAAAAACAAAAACTAAAACAATGATTAATTTATCTGAACTCACTGCAAAAGAAATTAAAGAAATTTTAACTCAAAAACAAGTTGAATTTAAGTATGTTATTGGCGACTATGATTTTATATGGATAGGGATACAAACCAAATCAATCCATAATTGGATCGGGTTTAGTAATGATAGTTCAAATATTATATTTTTTGAAACGTATTCTATAACCACTGCAAGAACATCTCGCGGCGCTTCTAGTAAATCTAAAGTTTTTAATCTTTTTTCAAAATTAATCAACAACTAAACTAATTAAAAAATTATTACTTTAATTATAATAAAATTACAATATGAAAAATTTAATTGAAATAACTAACGAAGTACAGATCTTAGATGGACAAATTAAGAAAGGTGATTTCATTATGGTATATGATAAAAATCAATGGTCAAAAAGAAAAGTTTTATTTGTTGAAAAAACATTTTGGGGAGAAGATTGCTATATTGTGCATTTTAAATATGGCAGCAGAACAACAACTGGAAAAGTTTTCAAAGATGAAATAAAAATTAAATAAAAAATTATTAGTTTTTTTAAAATCAATCAACAACTAAAACAAATAAAATGCAACTAGATCTTTCAAAATTACAAGGATGGGAATTGACAAAAGCCATTTACCTTATCAAAGCAGCAAAAAAGCTTTGTATGAATTTCAATTGTTACGGCGAAATAGATGTTAATTCAAGTACAGGTTATACTTATTTGTGGCTAGAAGATTATCCATTTACTTTATATATGGAAATTGATTGCAGATTAAATGATCATGATGTATGGGTAATGCATACAAATTTAGAAGACGGTGAAGAGACAGAAAGAAGATTATCTGAGTTTGATAATATTGAAGAAATTTATGACTGGGCCGAATCATTAGAAACAAATAATTATTAATTTATGAAATCTAAAACAATTATTAAATGGGGAATTATTATTACGATGCTTTGGATAGTTGGTCAGATCCAAGATCAATTCTGCCGATAACACCTTATGAGATTTGGCAGTATGAAAAGTATGGAAACTTCTACAAAGAAAAAGATCCTGAACCACAAACCGATATGGATCAAATGCAGATGTTGCAAACACAAATATACAATAACAACTAAAACACAAAGTTTATGTCCAAGATGCCTTTGCCTAAATGGGGTGACCTTAATACCTACGAACGACACAAATTACTTGGTGAACTAATTGACAGTATGATCTATTCTGGAGAAGCCGTTCAACACCTTAAGGTAACAGTAGAACAGTTTAGATTAATGGGTTACGTTAGATCTATTATATTACCACAAAATGAAACTTGTCCTGAATGTGGTGGTAAAGGATGTGATGATTGTGTGATCATATTAAATGATGAATTATGAAAGAACAAACAGCAGTAGAATGGCTTGCATTAAGGTACCATCATAGGCAAGGATATTTATCTCAAGATGATATTGCAGAAGCAAAAGCAATCGAGAAGCAGCAAATTAAATTTGCTTATAATGATGGGGCAGAAGATATTGTTTCAGGCAAGTATAAACCAATGGAAGATTATTTCAATGAAACTTATAATAAATAAAATATGAAAAAACAAACAGCAGTAGAATGGTTATGGAATGAAATAGATAATTTAATACCATACCAAGATATTAATAAAGCACAACAATTTAATAAATTGCTTGAACAAGCAAAAGAAATGGAGCAGGAACAGATTAAAGATGCTGTAATCTATGGTCTTGATGAAGATGGTCATACTGGATATTGGAAAATTTCGGTAGCTCAAAAATATTACAATGAAAAACATTTACTTCATTCTTGAAATACTATACTTTGTATTTATTGCATTACCTATAATGGTTGCATTTTATTTGGCCAATGAAATTATGTGGTTAATAAAAAGAAAATTATGATAACAACACATTCAATAAAAGAGTATATTGAAAAAAATAATGTACGCAAAATGGTACGATGGAAAATTCATGATGGCAAATGGTTTTTTGAATTGTTCCCCGGTTTTTGGCAACATGAACAATCTTTTGATAGATTTTTTCCTCAATACGAATATAAAAAGAATCCTAATGAGAACCCTGACGGAACGTACATCCAGTAAGTATTATGCAATTAAGTGCAATTTTATTTATGGATCAATGCCTGCATACTTTAATTATCAAAAAATAATGGGTGAAGTGTATGCGTCATTTACAGTATCATCAAGTATTGCACTATTTTATACTCTTGATCAAAGAGAAGAAGCCGAACTTTATCTAGTTAAAAACTTTAAAAAATATGATGTCAAATCCTATACAATTGAAAAAATGTAAGTATTGTAATGAGACTAAAAACAAAAATAATTTCCCTGTGAACATTATGATGAATGATCACAGGGAAAACAAGTGCAAAAAATGCAAATCAGAATATGATAAAATGAAAAGAAAAAAACGTCAAGATGGAAATATTATTTCACATTTTTAAATCCTGACAAAACCATGTTCATCAACTTTACCAGCTTCATGCAACGCCAACAATTCCCTGACTGATTTACCAAATGTTTTTTGAAAATGTGGTGCGTCATAGAATTTCCAATCTCCTCCCCATTCCCAACCATACTGTTTAAATATGGTTACTACTTCCATCCAATCACTTTTACTGTCTCCATCAAAATCACCTTTTACATCCCAAGATGCAGTCTTTCCATCTATGATCAAAACTATATCAATAGCAAGACCATAGTTATGCATTGAAAGACCACCTTTTGCTTTTGTTACAATACTACCTGGTTTAGTTCTTCCTTGTGCAAATAATGCATCCTGTTCTGCAAATGTTCTTAATGTAAAACTAAATCTACATACTGCACGACCAGTTAAGACCTTACAAATTTCATCATATATTTTATCTGCTTCATCTCTTAATTTGGGATGGAGCAGTTTTATTCTATCTAAAGTCTTTTGATCTTTCATCTTCTGTACATATTTTTTGTATACACAATATTGATTCTATCTAGTATTGATAATAACCTTTTGATCATTATTTCCTTACTTTAAAATATACATAAACTCCAGCAATAATCAGAAGTGATATAAGCCACGATAGACGAGTATTTGCTTTATGCTTATATTCATTCATTTTTATTGTTAAACTGACAGAATCAGCCTGTAATAGCTTTATACGAGCGTTATCTACAATGTATGATCTTAATGTATCATGGATAGTAATTGATTTAATAATCTCTCTAGTTTTCCACTTAGTAATAAATACAGAATCATTATAAACAAGTACTTCATTAACTGTGTCAGTAGTTACCAAAGTATCAACTTTAATAAGTGTATCTGATTTAGTTATAAATGTAGTATCATTTGCACACCACCCGCCTTTGACTATAACTTTTGCAACTTGTTCTAGTTTATCTTGATCACGCAATACTTGCTTTATTGGATTGCAACTGATAAATATCAATAATAAAAACAAGTATTTCATTTTCTAAATATTTTCTCAACTGAAGTAAATCCAAGGGATGATGATACAATAAATGTAAGAGCATAAATGATTTCCTCAGTGGGTTTACAAATTGCTATAATACAAAGTGATACTGTGCCAATAAACGCACAAAATCTTTTCATGCTTAATCTGTCATTATCTTCAGTAAAGAATTGTCTCATTTACCTTTATTAATAAAGTTTTGAATATAAAAACCTAAAACTGTAACAGCAAAACCAACGACTATCCAAACTATTTTTCCTACTAATCTTTTCCAATCTTCTAGTAGTGACACTCTGCCATTTGTTTTAGTAGTTTGAATTAAAATTTTATCTAATTTATCATCAAACTTTTTATCTATAGCTTCTAATCGATCTAGAATAAACCCTAACTCTTCCATGTATTAACAGATTTTTTAGTTAAAAGAAGAAGGGTTACAACCCTTCCTCTTTTTGTTTTTGAATTTCTTCTCCGATCTTAGCATTAGTTTCTTGCAATTGTTTTTGCAAATACTCGATCTGAGCAAGGATGTCGTAAGCCTGGGCTTTTAATTCTGTTAAGTTCATAATATAAAATTTAGATATAAAAATACTACTTTATTGTGACTTCTTGAACCTGAAAATATATTGCTCCATGATCATCTAGTTCAATCTCAGATTCAGCTAATGCTTTACTGTCATAAAGATGTGCATCCATAAAATTAGGTGACCATCTATCCGCCATTGGCACATCATAATTTTCTGTATAGTATAGCATGTTTACAGATTGCCTTATTACATATTTGTATGTCAATGCCATATTATAAGTTTGATTCTAAGTACATTCTATTAAGTGCCAATAATTTTGCCGTTGTTCCAGTTACAGACTGAATATGTGCTTGCATATAAAAAAAAGACGTGTTGGATGGTAAGTTTGCGGTTTCCTGAGAATTTTTTAAAACGGCATTTGTCAACGCGTTTCTTAATTCAAAATAAATTGTTGATCCATTCGGTTCGCAGTACATATAAAAATCATAAATGGTTGTTGTATCCGCCGCGATTGTTGTATCGATCCTGGTTGTTGTGGCGGTGTTGCGGATCATGAATTGTAAATTCGTATCGGCACTATCTAAACCAATCCCTAATGTATTGTTTAACGTTGAAGGTTGCGCGTTTAATGTTGCGTTGTTTTCACTTAATCCGACAAACAAACGATGTGTTCCACTCCTGGCCTCCAACGCAAACCTGGCAAAAAAGAAAAACCCACCCAGGCCGGCGGAACTTCCACGCCATGCATTTGTAGATGCAGATTGAATACCACTTGCGCCAGTTGCGGTAGTACCAGTACTAAAAGTAGCGCGATTCATTGAGTTAATCGCACTAAGGTTATTCCTTATTGGATGTGCTTGTGCTGCGTTAGTACCATTGTTCCTTGCTGTATATGATGTTCCCCAATTTATGGCCAATGTTGTACCGGTTCCGGCAAGCCACATGTATGTTGTTGAATTGAACAATGCCGGTTGAAAATCGAAATGATTTCCGGCTGAATCAACTGATCCAACTAAACGCCTTGTCGCCATACTATCTGTAAAAACTTTAGTACGCCCAGCAGCTGGTGACGCAGGAAAACCAGCATCAACTAAAGTTAGATCACCACCATCTATTTCAACATTGGCAGCACCAGCAAATGATCCAGCATTATTGTATTGTACTTCACCAGTTGTACCACCTGGAGATCCACCACCACCTGAAACCGTCGCCCAAGTATTGTCGCCTCTTAAATAAGTTGTTGATGATGGTGTTCCTGTTGCTGATAGATTTGCAATATCAACTACACCATTATCGATCGACCAAGTTGATCCACTACCACTAACAGTAATGTCACCTTTGTCACCATCAGTTAATGCTGCAACTGTTGCCCAAGATAATACACTACCATCAGTTGTAAGATACTTACCATTGTTACCAGTTTGAGATGGGAATCCAGTAACAAAAGTATAAGCGTCATCCCAATTAGATTGTTTAACAGTTGTCGGTAGCGCATAACCACTTGCAAAAGCTAGAGCAAGAGTTCCACTTGTAGTTATTGGATTTCCAGTTATTTGAAATCCAGTTGGTACTGACATATCAACAGAGGTGACGGTACCAGTACCGCCACCTCCACCAGCCCATGTTCTATTTTGTGATAGATCATAAGTGACACCACCAATAGTTAATGTTCTAGTTTCTGGTACTGCATTATCAATACCAGTTGATGTTATATCTGTTAAATTAATTCCAGCCATTAGATGATAGTAAGATTCAATTGTTGTGCCGACCAATCATAAATCCATTCATTAATTGCCATTGCCGGTTGATCTCCCCAGTTAATATAATCCTGCCCAGCGATTGTCAAATTTCCATTTGCAACTTGCTCTCCAGGTACATCGTTACCTTCTGCATCTGTTACCAATGTAAACAATGCCCAGTAGTTTGTTGCACTGCTTTCATAGTTGTCATTGATGCCAGTAAGTTGAAAAAATTCTGCATCCTTACTTTGTCCATTTGCCCAGATTGTCACAGGCGAGATTTGTTTTGCCATTTTTATATTTGTTTAAAGTTTAAAATAAATCATTCCAAGTTGTGCCGTTATAGCAACAAAGTTTGTTTGTATCTGTATCATATACCACAAGACCAGCAGCAGGAGAACTGATAGCATTCTTTTGTGTCGTGGTCATACGGGGTGGTAGGAATCCACGATTTGAAGATTGAAGTGTAAGTATTGATGAAGCAGATGCAGTTGTTGTTCCAATTTGAACAGAAAATCCTTGTAAATTTAAAATAGGATTTAGAGTATTAGATGCATTAAAATTTATAGGAGTGCTTTGTGTAAAAATTTGAAACTCAGATGAATTTGCAAATAGTTCAGCACTTCTTGCATTTGAAGTCCAAAAATCTAAAACTGCTGCCGATGTAGAACCCCCAATAAAAAGCGTATTCAATCCTGCATAATTACCAGTAGAATCTCCAATATAGAAATTAGGTCTTACCCTGCCATTCCCGTTGACATCAAGCAAATACGTACTCTCTGTCGTTGTTCCCAACAATAGGCGACCTGCTGCGGTGAGAGTCATATGTGCAGTAGATGAATTGCCTGATGCAAATTTTATTTTGCCACCACCAATATCATTTTGAATTGCTAAATCACCTGAAGAATTATATATATAGGCATCACCGCCTGAAATTATTTTATAACTTTTAGTAGTTGAATATTTACCAATACTTGCTTGTCCTGAATTTGATGTTAAAACTAAATTTGATTCTGAAGATGCATTATTATTAGTATTGGAAATATTAATAGTTGTTGCAGAATTCTGATTCTTAGTAAGTGAAAATATTCCCGTAGAATCAACATAAGTCAATCCTGCACTCGCACCAAAAGCACCACTATTATTATATTGAATCTGAGTATTAGAACCAGCAGGAGTACCACCACTCACATTCGCCCAAGTATTATCACCTCGCAAATATGTTGTTGAGGATGGGGTACCTGTTGCACTTAGTTTAGCGACACCTACTACGCCATTGTCAATTGTCCAAGTTGCACCACTTGAACTGACTGTGATATCTCCCTTGTCTCCATCTGTTACACCTGCAATTGTCCATGAACGGTCTGCACTAAGGTCTTTAGTGTCTCCATTTATTGTTATTGTACGAGCATTGGTAACTGGTGTATAACCTAACGCAGTTGCAATTGTCTTATTCTTCCAAAGTGAGGTGCTTGATTCGTAGATAAGTGCATCATTGTTGGCAGGTGATGAGATAGCAACATTGTGGAGTTCATCAAGTTCAAAGCCGTTCGTGGTTTTGACGTATATTTTACCATTGTTTGCGTGAGCATATTCAACATATCCAATAATAACAAGATGACCAGTTGCACCTGTAGGCTTCACATTAGTGATTGCTCCTGCTGTTGTAGGACTAAGATAAAGTACATCACCATCTGCCCAAGTCTCACCTTGAAGACTTCCAGTTGTATTGATGTTCTCAAGTTGCCCGACAGTCATTATAAATCCTTCTTGATTTGGTGCAATAGTCTCAGTCACCAATCCGATTGTGTCAGCACTATTTAAATCATTATTTCCTTGTGCAAGTTCTATGGCAAGTCTCTGACCCTGAGCACCACTAATCCTTACCGCTTGATATGCTGCTTTAGTTAGTGTTGTATTAGGACTAACCTTGTTCACCACCCTTGCAACCAAGTCAACACCATTCTTAAGAATAACATTGCCACCTTTTAAAGTGGTCTCACTGCTTCCTATCGCATCATTCCATCTCGTAGTACCAACTGTTGCTGTACCAGTTGGTGAAGTATCTAAAGTTAATTGACCAGCAGATAAAGCGTACTCCCCAAGATTAACATTAGCGGTAGCGCCAGTATAAGGTACATACACCAATCCTAATCCACTTACCAAACTCTTATAAGATGTACCTGTTATTGGATCACCAACAAGCATTAAATCAGTAGCGCTCAATACCCTACTATCTAACTGATTAATTTTTTTATTTGCCATTAATTATATTTTAACTTGCTTGTATTATTAATCAAGAAATATTGACCATCATCCCACAATAACAAATCTTCTGTAACAATAGGAACTTGACACTTGTTAGCATCAAACCTACTAGATATATCAACTGTAACACTAACTCCACATGTTAGATCTTGCAATTGATAATCCTTTATTTGCATTGGATATTCTTCTCCTATTTCCCAAGAATGTTGAAATCCAAAATAATTTAACATTGCTAAGAAGTCCATTGCAACACTAGCCATATCACTCTTTACTTCAAATTCATTTTGTAATGATCTATCAGCTATATCCATTAGATCAAAAAAGTAAAAAGTAAAACTGTATGTTGCTCTTCTATCTACTAAGCTTATTGAACTTGCTTGATTCAACTCAGCAAAACAAGCTGGATATACTACATCTGGACCGTCTAGAAATTCATTAAATGATCCACAGTAATAATGATTTATTTGCTTATGTGAAAGAGCTAAGTTTTGTAACCTATCTAATATTTGTTTTAGTGTTAATGTACTTTGAGAATATTCTGCAAAAGAATAATCTGTAGGTACCTGACAACGATTTGCGTCAAACTTTACACCTATTGTACAATCAACACTAACACCGCAAGTGAGATCTTGAAGTTGATAATCTTTAATATTTAAAGTATAGTTATCACCAACTTCCCAATCTGTATATGTTACATCATAAAGCAATGCTATATAATCTTGCGCAATACTAGCCATGTCAGATGTTACCTCCCAAGTATTTTGTAGAGATCTATCTGCTGTATCCATTAGATCAAAGAAGTAAAATGTGAAATTAAAATTAGCTACTCTATTTGTTAAGCTAATAGTTGAGTCTTGTTTTAATTCACAAAATAATGCTGGATATACTACATCAGCATCATCCAAAAATTCATCGGCACCGCCAATAAAGAAATGTTTAATTTGCTGATGGCTTAACGCCAACTGTTCTAATCTTTGTATGACTTGCTTTAATGTCATTTTTTTTCTGTTGCTCAGCTAAGTACAACCTTAACTTTGCTTCATTTTTTTTACTTACATTTTTAGACATAGAATGGATCGTTACTATTATATCCAGCTGGCGGTCGTTTATTTAACGAGTAATCATCAGATGGAAGTTCACTAATATCTCCAAGATATATTGGTGAAGAATAACTTTCTGCATCAGGATAAACAACATCTACACCAGCAACAAAAGTTCTATATTCAGGAAACATAGCTGGACTATTTTGTACTAAATATAACCTTGCTTTTCTAGCATAAAATTCTGCTCTGCTTTTATACTTTGCAACTATCTGATACATTTCACTCATTGATGGCTGAGTTGCATTATCAACAGTTTTTTGTGATACTCCTTTATTCCAATATTGATAATTCAACCCCTCAGGTAATTCACTCATTACATAGTTACAAATACATTGTACTATATAATTGTCCATTAGATTTTTATAGTTACCTGTAAGAGTGCCAGCATCAATATCAGACAAGATCTTATTAAATAATGTTGATCCCAATAAAGGCATTATGTATAGATCTTGTACAGCTAAGATCTCAGGATAGATAAGCTTATCATCAACATTATCATGTAATGACATGCGCTCTTTTACTACTGAAGGCAATACCAAATACGTTACTGTTGCCATTACTTTACAATAATTATATGTTTAAACCAAACGTGACGGCAATGATATTCAACTACGCCTTTATTATTCCAAAATCCACCACCTCTTTTAAATACATTATAACCTAGTTTCATTGACATGTTTTGTATGTCTTTAATACTAAACATTCTAGTCTTTGAAATCTCTACCATTCTTTTGCAAAATGGTCTAGTCCTATTGTTTGGAAGTATTACTGGACCAGGAACACCTGCTCTAAGTTCGTAAGTATAGGCTGTTTTTATTTGAGGCAAAGATTTCTTTGGAATATTTTCCAATACTTTTCTTATAAGCTTTCCACTAACGACAGCAGACTCAATAGCTTTTTGTTTTACCAAAGATTCTAGAATATCATCAACAACCTTTACTTCATACTTTAATGCTTCAGCTATTTGAACATTAGAAAGATCAGGTTGTTTTTTAAGCAACTCTAAAACACTTTGTTCTTTTTCTGTATACTCATCTATTGCAGCAAAAGCAAAACTCAAACTATCATCATCTTCTCCATTATACTCAACTGATTTTAGTATAGTATATTTGCTTCTATCTTCACCGAACTCTGATAGATCTACTTCTATCTCATCATCACTAAATGATTGATCATTTGTATTAGGATCGTCATCTATACCAAGATATTGATTTATTTGTGCATCAGTAAAACCATACGCAGATAATTGAATTGACGCTTGTCCTTTAGTTAATTTACCTTGGCTAAACAATCTAACAATACGCATTAGATTTTGTTGTTGCCTTCCTGATATATTAACTAATGCTTCATTTGATAATTGTTGATCAACATTTTGATTAACAACTGGCATACCACTTGAATCTAATACTGAATTTCTTGGAGAAAGATTAACAAGAGATCTAATCTCATCTTCGCCCATGCTTTCTAAAACCTTATTAGCAACAAGTGGTGATAAGCTATTCAATGCATTAATTACATTTTTAGCTCCCTGGCTTTGAGTAATTTCAAAATATTTTTTATCAATACCAAGTTTATCAGTAATCCAGTCTTTAGGGGCTACTTGCAAAATTGTTGCAGCATCAAACTCTAATCCAACCGGCTCAACATCTTTTATATAATAATCAGTTGTGATACCGGCAACATCAGAAAAGTAACCCACTATTTCTTCAATTTGCTTTTGCTTGTGAGTTATGTAAGTGTTCTTAAATATTTCATAAGCCGTCTTTAATTCAGTAGCAGATCCAAGCTTGCCTTCTTGTTGTATACCAAAAAGCAAAGGATGAGTAATATTATGACCACTAAAAATATTATTTGTGATCAAATTATCTACTGTAGTAAAGTCTTCTTTAGTTAAATCAGATTGACCAAGATCATCTATTGTAGGCTTAGATGTTGTTGAATTATTAAATGCAATCAATAACTTTTTACCTTCTGCACCTGTTGCCGCATTCTCCAACCTGGTTTGTATCTTAAACTTCTTTTCTTCATTAGGTTCACCATTATAAAAATTGATAAACTTAGAAGCACTAAAACCCGTCTTTGCATTTGTTAAAGTATGCCTTGATACTTCAATATCTGATTCAACCCAGTTGCATGCTGCAACCCAAGATGGCAAAGCATAAACATTCTTACCACACCTATACTCTTTAAAATAAAAAATAGATGTTTCAGTAATGCCCGGTCTAAATTTTGGATAGCACTTTTCAGGCTTAATGAGATTCATCTCCCATTTCTTCTTATAATAAAACTCTGAATTATCTTCATTAGACCTTATTCTTTCATAAGCCACATGGTAATAATTATAACCACCAGCCAATTTAGGGATAACCTGAAAATAAAAACCACCAAAATTTTCAATATCTAGTGTGGCAAGTTTCATTAATTGATTCCAGCTTTGAGACTCATTTGCTTTTTGCAAAAACAATTTACCTGCTGGATCTTCTGTTTCTATACCATTGCCAATAATATAAACACACTTACCATTGATGATGGCGTTATGTTTTGCTGACTTGTTATAAAGCCACAACAAATAAGTTGGATAATCATTACGATCACCAAATGGTATGTAGTCGTAACCACGCTTCTCTTCCATTAATGGAATACGTGAGTCAGCAAATTGATGTGACTGAATCTCTATGATGTCACCATCATTTTTAACCAGCGTATCCTTTGTATGTCGTCGTTGGCTCATATCCTTGTTGTATTAAATTAACAGCTGGAAATAGTTTCATCTTACCACATTCTACTAAATTTAATCCATCTGGATTAGTATTAGTAGAACTCTCTTGCTCATACACCTCATAACTATATTGACCGGCTTGTGCTGTTGCAAATAATGTTATAGTATTAAATTGATATATATTAACACGATCAGGATACAAAGAAGTATCAGACGTGGAATTTACTACTTTACTTATTACAACCTTTGTAGATACATTAGTAAAAATAAATAAATAATAGGGATTGATCAAAGTGGTAGACTCATTTAAAGTCACAACAGTATCTGATTGCTGTCCTATAGTATAAACGATCATACACTATATAGTGGCAAAAAAGCGGTTTTTGTTTCAAAAAAAAACCCCCTAAATAATTAGGGGGTCATGTGATAGTAATTAAAAACCCACATTATGAACTATGTAGTCAAGGTAGCGAGCGTAGTATCATCTACTTCGTAAGCAAGATTCTTTTCATCTCCTTCAAATACCAATTCATAACCATTCCTGTCAGCAAGTACTTTACCAGTTTTAGCAGCGGCAGTGGTAAGTGTCAAACCATAGTCACGACCATAAAGCCAGTTTGTACTATTCTCATCAACAAAAACAAACATCAACCTGTTTTGAGCAAGCAAGAAAAGCTCGTTCCTTACAGCTGTTGTCATTTTATTAATAGGAAACTTAATAGTCTGTTTATTACTCAATGTACCCATTTCACGAGAAGCGGTCAAAGCTTCATCACCTTCTGCGGTATGAGCAATAAGATTATATTTTTTAAATGTCTTAGTTGCTGCTTTTGTTATTCCAGTAATAATACCAGCTGTTTCAGTTACTGCTGTAACATTTTCAAACTCTATGACATAAATTTCTTTTACACCGCCATAGTTCAATCGACAGTCTAAGTTATATCCAGTTGTAAGTGCACACGGCATAATCTTATATTTTAAGTAAGGGCAGGTTTTACCCCGCCCTTGTTATTGAATCAATTAACCAAGATACAGCACGTTGTTTGCTTGCCTTGCAACGTGTGCAGCAATAGTAAAGATGTGCTTAACGAACATATCCTCACGATTGTTTGCAACCTTGTTGATCTCCATTTTATTAATGTCAGCAACAAGATCAGTGCACCAGATCAGGTTAGAAGGAAGAGCAGCTATGATACAGTTTTCTGGAACTGGAACGAATTTAATTTCAATTCCATTATAGAAATACTTATCAGCCTTAATATCTACACTGAACAAATCACGATAAGTAGCATTAACATTATAAATGTTAATGAACTGTTTGTGACTGTAAGGCGCATAAAGGAATGGCTTTTCACTTTGAGCAAGTACTACTGCTGGAATTGCAGCATATACTTTACCATACTCAGTAGCTACGTTTGTACTAGAAATAGTTGTACCAGCGACTTTAACCCTGAGACCAAGAGCTCCATTGTTATAGATCATCTTAGCAACCACACCATCAAATTGAGTTGCAGTTTGAGCAGCAGCCCAAGTTTGTTCTGCAGCACCAACTGAAGTTTGACCAGTGCCAGGAGTCAATGCAGCAATAGCAGTTTTAGTAGCAGAAGTAATACCAGCCCACCATTTGCTTTCAGCATCAAGTGATACTTCTTTACCGTAAGTCGCCATAACTGTACGCTCAAATTCAGTGCTCATAATTTCCCAAGCGCCAGGCTTCATGCTTCTTTTGAAACGTGAAGGACGAAGAGCATTAGGATCAAACTCTTGGTAAAACATTACCTTGGTTGGAGTTACTGCTGTATCAACAAAACCAAGTGTACCTTGAGAAGTTGGTGCACCAGAAGCATAAGCTTGAAGAGTTACAACAGCACTTGATTCAGTGATGATTGTTTCATTCTTAACATCTGTCTCAAAAGATACAAGGTTTTCGGAAACGGTTTTATTTTCAAAAAGCAGTTCCTCCAAGATTGGTTCGTAGGCTTTGCCCCGGATGTCCACGATTGTTGCGCTAATTGCCATTGTTATTTGTTTTTAGATTTTAACGATTTTTTTTCTGTTTGTTCTACTTCCTCAATTTCATCAGGAAATCTAGATTTCAAATGTTCTAGTTGCTCCTGAGATAATTCTGATTCAGATGTAAATGGATTAGACTTGTGACCATAAGCCCAAATTTCTGCACCATCTTTAATTTTTAATGCCATACTTTATTTTTGTGCCCTAAATTTTTCAAGTGGTGTCATCTCTTCAAATGACCTTACTTTTTCAATAGGCTTTTCAATACTGTTATTTGCAATCTTTTCTACAAGACTAAACATTTGTTTCAATGCTTGATCTTGCTTTTCAATAGTGTTCTTCAGTTCTTTAACCTCAGCTGCATGCTCTGCAAAGCTAAGCTCAATAGCGCTGAATTGACCGGGAAGTTTTTTCATTGCTTCAACTTCTACTTCAATTGATGGAGTTTCAGGTGCTTTTACTTCTGTAATAAGACCACTAGTTACCATGATCTTAGTCCCATCTTCAAACTCATGCTCACCGTCCGGGGCAGGCTGACCATCAAGAGTAACAGAACCACCAACTTCAAGCTTATCAATTGCTACTACCCCACCATTCTTTAGTTTATAATCCATAAACTTTGCTTCTTCTACTGGTGCTGGGGCTGGTTCTGGTTTAACCATATCACCAAATAGCATTAATTTTATTTTTTCTACTGCTTCTTTTGTTGACATAAAATGACTATTTTTTTATAAATGGCAATTACTAGATGTTTGTTTCATTTAAGATTGAAACAATTTTTTCAAATGTTTCATCATACTTATCTTTTTTCTTCATCCCAAATTGGCCTTCAACACTAAAACCTTTAATCATGCCATCTTTAACCATCTGCCATGCAACATCATTTTCTACATACATTGATCCAAACAATGATCCATCAGCAAGATCTTCAAATCCTTTCATTGGCCTTATACCTCTTTCTTTATCACTTTGAAATACTTCAAATAAAGTAACATCAGGCACAGCCATATCTTCTCTATGCATGAGATTAATATTATTATGAAAACCTTTCTTAGCTATTTTTATAGCAATCTTTCTAATAGTTTCCGGGGAGAAAAATACTTCATACTCTCCCATCTCAGGATCATTCCTATAAATCTTTTGATTTGCTACCATCAATGGCCCACTAATAATACGCTTCTCTTCGTCTTGAATTGCAAATGCCATACGCTCAACTTGCTTTATCTTACTCTCCGCCCAAGACAATGCGGACTTCCCACCCCATGAATCATACATAAGTTTGCCACAGCCATCACCATATCCTTTACTATTTTTTAAATCTACCTCATGCCTAGATAAGTATGAATACATACGCTTGATAGTTTCAATACTTATCTTTTCTCCATTAGCTAACTGGTTTGCTCTTTGTTTCCCTACTGCAGTTCCACAAGATCCCCAACCATTTTCTTCAACCCATTTTAAAACGGCCTTAGCATTATTCTTTACTGAATCAGGATAATCATTGTAAGACTCTTCTGCAAAATGCTGATCCCATATAGAATAGCATATTGCTGTAGCTTGCTCGTTGTCTTTACCCTCATTGATTACATAAGAAATACATCTTGGTAAGAAATGATCTTTATGTTCCCCGGATGATGGCTCTACAAAGTCTTCACTAAATTTCATAAAGTCTTTCTTGATTGCTGGCTTATCAACAAGCGCAATAAAATCTACTTGCATATCGGATTCAACATCATCTGATATAAGCATTTCATAAACTGGTAAATTCTTCATTTTATATGTTTTTTATTTTTAACCTAATCTAGCAGCTCTTTGTAAACGCATTTGACGTTCATCACTGTTTCTAATATCCGAATCTAATACATAAGCTCTACCAACTCCACCTGCAGCAGCATTTCCTATACCTTGTATAGATGCGGCATTCAAACTTGTTGAAGTTCCCATTGGTGTAACTGGCGCATTAGTTGGCATTGCTGGTATAGATCCACCCGCTCCTCCCCCACCAGCTCCTGGAACCTGTGTCCTCATGATTCCACGAACTGCTGCAAAACCTGATGCAGCTGCAGTAACAGTAGCTGCAACTTTAGAAATAGTACCAAATGGTTCAGGTATTATAGTTTTATTTCTCCATATTTCTGTAATACCTAAAAAAGTATTAATTAAAGCTTGTGCAACTCCTAATGCTTTTCCTGCTACAGTTTGCTTACCAACTATCTCACCTACCGCGTTTAATGCATCACCAGTATCTTTAAGTGCATTACGTTTAGCCTGTTCACGTTTTTCTACATTAGCTGCATCTTCATCATCTTGTTTCTTTTTCTTTAACGCTGCTTCTGCACTTGCATTTGCGACTGCACCAATCGCTTGCAAATTTGCTTCCATTGATCCTTTAATAACTGGATCAATACTTTTAATTGATTCTTTTCTTCTTTCATCTATTTTTTGCTGATCTTCTTCATTTAATCTGCCAGCCAAAAATCTTTTTAAATTTTCTTCAGCTTCTTTTTTTATTCTTTCGAGTTCTTGTTCATGTAATTTCTTTTTTCTTTCTGCTTCTTTTCTTGCTGCTTCTTCTCTCTTTTGTCTTTCATCATTTTCAATAGATGTAATTTGTGACTGCGTTTTTTTAGAAATCTTTGCCATTGACGCAGCTTCATTTTCAGCAGCAATAATCATTTGATCAATTGCAGACAATTTTTCCTTGTCAACATTTTTCATGTTCTGCAATTCTAACCTTGCAGCTTTTAATTGCTCTAATGAACCCTCGCGAATCTTTGCAATCAAATCACCTCTAGCACCAAGCTCCATTGCCATTGCTTCCATTGTTAGCTTGGCTTTCATTCGGTTAATTTCAATAACCTTTAATGATTCCTCTCTTTCAATTTTAGCTGCTTCTTTTAAAGCATTAATACGATCTTTAATAGGTAAGTTTGCATCTGCTGCAATTTCTCTTGCATCCTGTAGTTTTCTATTGGCTTCAGCAGTAGCTATCGCACTATTCCTTTGCGCATCTTCTAGATCATCTAATGCTTCTGTAATCTCACCAAAACGTTGTGCTGTTTTTTCTGTTGTTACTCCTAAAGCAGATAAAGCACTAACTAATCCACCAGTTATATTTTCAATCAACCAAACAAAACCATCAATTAATGGAGTTAAAATACCAGTAATGAATGTATTGAAAACACCTGATAAAGTTCCAAATGCTTTACCTAGTGAATCAGAAACACCTTCCATTTGTTTAAACTTCTGGAACAATGCTACTACCAATCCCGCAAGTAAAGCAAAAACACCTATAATTGGATTTGCTTTTAAAATATTAAAAGCCTGAGTAAGTGCACCAACACCTTGCCCGGCTTGTCCAAGAGCCGGTGACAAAGCTCCTAACTCACCTTTTAATTTAGAGAATGATCCACCGGTATCGCCTGCATTTTTACTGGCCCCTTTAAGACCTTGCTGCATATTATCTATCTTCTTCTCCGCGCCACCCGTTTCAACCTCTATCTTAGCTTTTATATTTATATCCGCCATTAGTATATCCTATTTATAATTTTTAATAGTTCAACATTACAAACATCTTCACTTGTTGCATTAAAATCTGTGATCTTATTTAGCCTATACAAAACTCCATCTATCCAAATCAACTTGGCAAAATCTAATTTATAAATATCTTTAAATGCCAATTTCATGGTGCATGTCAATAACCGGGAATCTTTGTCGGTAATTTCCGCCATGTACGAATCCCAATAATCATTGAACAAATTGTTCGGCGTGTAATTGGAAACCTCAAAACTCAATTCTTGCGGTGGCGAAAAACACAAATCAAACGTTGGAGTTATTGGATCATCGATATGGCCGGCGTATCCATACACGGTTTGACTGCCAACGGATGAACCGACATTCAGTATATTCCATGTGCCAACCCCGGTCATTTTCTTTGCCTGCATTATTCGAATCACCGAATCCATCCGATCTTCAGAATTGTTTGAATTCGACAATTTGTAAATGGATGAAAATATTTTATCCTTGCCGGTAAACTTTGTCAAAACGGAATTCGCAAAAATCAATTCAACCGATGTTGTTTCCTTTGCGAATTCAAATTCCGTATCAAAAATGAAATCGCCATACCCTTCATTGAATTTCTTTCGATAATTTTCAGAATAGAAATCGTTATCTTGTTTGAACTTATAATTGTAATATCGTGAATTCAATTCCGCCATTGGCTTGATGCGCATTGGTTTCGAGCGATCAACTTTCAATGACCAATCAACCGATGTGGCATCCTCATAAAATGTAACGAATGGTAAAACCCTTAATTTCTTATCCGTTTCGTAATCCTCGAAAACATAAAGATTGAACATTTTACATATTGTCGAAAAGAATTCCCGTTGAAAAATACCTTTCGGAATCGTATCGTTTACGATAATGGTATCGCCATAACCGATAGTAATCAACCCCGGTGTTGTTAATTCAATTTGAAACAATGTTCCGGTGTTGATTGAATAATCGCCAACGTTTGCGCTGACCTGGACGGATAAAGTATCGGCCGGGTTAATTGTGATATTGTTAACCGATAGAATCAAGATCGTTGCATATCCGGGCGTATATGAAACCACATCGGCGGCGGTTGAAATGGTTGTTCCGTTTTTTTGCAAATTAACCCGGAACGTATTTAATACCGGATCAATCGCATTGATAACTGCATCAATTTCTAAAATGATGTTTGTTGTTATTGCCGATGCGCCGCCATAAGTAAAAATAGTATTCCCACCGCTTGGCGTAAAATCGCCTAACGTTGAAACCGTAAAAACAATTGGTTGCGCCGAAAGATAATTTGTTGTTGTTGGCGTTGCTTGAAACGCTGTTGAATTATAACGATAAAGATTTTTTTGATTATGTGGAACAATCAAACGATTAAACAACGCAGATGACAACGCAGGAAATTCCCACGTATATCCAGACGCAGTTATCATTTTTTCCAGGATTTGCCTAACATACAACGCCGGGCGGAATGTATCAAAATTGAAATCCGTTTTGTTTGTCGATGCTGCGCCGTAATCAATCAGCGGAAAATAAAGGCCGGCCCCGGCGATGGTGTTCCATGATGCCGTTATGTTGGTATAATTCCACGCCGTATTGTATGCGCTGAAATCAAGTTCTTCAATCTTTTTATTTGCTAACGCCGCAACAAAACCACCTAGTTCACCAAATACTGCACACTCATATTCTATGAAGTCATCTTCAATTACGATCTCAAGTATTCTAAAAACGCCTTTGAATACTTGCAGATTGTCCGCAAATATTATTGCATCTGCTGAAATTGCAGGGTTAAAATTTATACCAACATTTAATTCGGCTGGATTATAATCGTTTCTTGCGTTGATGTTGAAAATGTTTCCAAAAAGTTTGTTGTTGTTTTTGGTACCTGGTAAAACAATTGTTTTAGAAAACGTTGTATTCTTTGCTCCAAAATCTTTTATGTCATCAATCGACATTGTGAGCAATGTGCTGAATGATTCGTTAATGTCAACCGCCTGTTTTTCTACAAAAAGTTGGATCATTGGAATTGTGTTTTATACGTTACCCCAAAATCAACCTCAATCATCAAGTTAATTAATCCATCAACAATATGTTCTCGGAATTCGTAGTTATTAGCCGTCATGATAACCGGATACAATTCACCTTCATCCTCTATGTAAACCTCGGCCGATGTTGCTAATTGTGCCAACCATTGGTATTCCGCGTCGGTCAGCCAATCAGTATTCATTCGCAACTTTTCGCGGAACCTACCACCGAATTGTGTTGTTTGTTTGTACATTGTGTAATTGCTTAAAACAGAAACTCCACCCGTTGCACCTACTCGGTACGGCAATTGCTTAAACGTTTTGCGTTCGACATCGTATGTTTTACGTGAAACCTTATTGAACATCATGGTTTCATAACCGCCCCATTTATTCAAAAAATGTACATTGTAATTTTTGTAAAGACCCTCACAAAGTATTTTCACAACATAGGTTTTGGAACCGATGGCAACGG